TTTGGCCACCAATAAGGACTGCAATATAACCAACTTTACGGCCGGTTATTCCGAGATACCACATAACTTGCAAAATATATTCTTGTGGTATTTCTTCACCGTCCCACTCGTCCTTTTTGAAGAATGAACACGTTTTGCATTCAAGCAGTTCATCTGTTCCGGTTACGAGACGGTCAATGTGTGCAACCATATACGGAAATTCTTTGTGTTGATAAACTTTCGGTGCAATTCTTACTGCTTTTCCTGTTGTTGTTACAAATTTGTCTGCAACGAATTGTTCCAATTCTGTTCCAAGTTGCACTGCTTCAATGTTGGATAAGTCGGGCAATGGAAGTTTTTGTGTTTTTTCTGCCCAAAGTTTTAATGGGGTCTTCCAACGAGACATTCCCATTACAACTGCGATGTCTGAACCACCAATATACTCGTGGCGATTCGTTCTTACATCGTCTTTTGAAATTGTTTGTGTTGTCATAAGTTACCACCTTTTGTTTTTGTATGTCCTGACCCCCTGCACTGTTGGGGGTTTCGTCTTAATTTTCAAAGACTCATCAGAGGACTTAACACAATTGACTTAATGTTTTGTCAATTAACTCTCTCAATTGTTCCTCATTTCCGAGTTTCGCAAGTTCTGTTGTACACGGCATATAATCTTCGTAATTAAAGTAGATGTCGCCGTCTTCATCTGTTGTCAATGTTCTTTCAAGTGCTTCAAGAGCATAGAATAATAAAATCTTTTGTTGTTCTGTCATTTTGTTACCACCTTTCTTTTACGCAATTTGCTCGTCTCGCCAAGCGTCATATGCTGCGTCGGGGTCGGGTTCGTCCCAACCGTCTTCAACTTCCCAGTCAATGTCTTCAAGAACTTTTATAATTCTTTGAATTTTGACTTCGGCCGGATATTCTGTTTCGCATTCGAACTCGTCCGGATAGTGTGCTTCAATTGAATCTTCGTCAATGTCTTGTTCTGATTCTGTCCAGCCGTACATCCATTCGCACGGTGCTGGTTCGTACCATTCTCGGTAATCACCGGAAGCACAAAGTGATGTTTCACATTCGATGATTTGACCGTTTGTAAGTTCTGCTTGAACTTTTCCGTATCCTGTAAAACTTGCCATTATGCAGCCACCTTTCTGTTAGTACGCATTACCCTTTTGTAATATGCGTTGAGTTCACCTGCTGCCATAATGTACTTCATTTGTTGGTCTGCCAACATCGGTGGCATAAATTCCACCGGTTTTAAGTGATTCCAACGAATTGTGTAAAATTCAAGCCACGCTTGACGCACAACATTGTACTTGTGCTGTTCTCTTTTTTTGAAGAACATTTGAATTTTCCTTTTGATGTTTTTTAGCATTTTTTCGACCTCTTTCTTGTTAAAATTACTTTACATATTTGACAAAATATTGTTGAAATTTGTTTTAATTCCGTTATAATATTATTGGAATGTGTTTGACTTTTCGTACTGGGCATATTCCGTTTCGTACAATTTGGCAAGATAATTTCGGACAACAATTGAAAGGTTGTAACCTCTTTTTTGAATTAAGAAGTTCTTTTTCTTTTCAAGTTCATCGTCTAAAATTACAGTCAATACATAGTTTTTGTTCTTACGCATTTGTACACCTTTCATATGTGTAAACATGTTCAATACTGTACTATTATTATTTGCACATTTTATACAATTTGTCAAGTGGTGTTCAAGAAAAAGTTTTTGTAACAGGAGGTAAAAAGTGAATGTAACGCAGATTATAAGCGAAGTTCAGAACTTAACAAAAATTAACATTACGCAGTCCGACTTGTCAAGGATATGGAATTGTGGCAGGGGTAATGTTTCTTATTTGGCAAAAGCGAATAGCGACATTACAATTGACAGAATTAAAATGGTTGAAGACTTTTACAAAATAAAGTTGTCCGGTGGAATTGTTCAAGACAGTTCAAATCAAGAATGCGTAAGTGTCATTTATCGTCCGAATGTATATTTGTCAGCAGGTTACGGAATCGAAGTGTATGACGAAGAAGCAGAAACAATATTGCTTGATAAAAAATTATTCGTTACCGACAGGGGAATAAGAATAAACCCAGCCAATTGCGAAGTCGTAACAGTTTCGGGCAATTCTATGTCGCCGGAATATAAACACGGGGACAGAGTTATAATTGACCATTCAGTTACAACATTTTCAGACGGCCACATATTTGCATTCAGATATAACGGCGAATGCTTTATGAAAGAAGTATGTGTTATCGGAAAACGAATCAAGTGTATTCCTTTGAATAAAGAATACGAACCGTTCTTTATTGAACCGGAAGAAGAAGTAACGATATTCGGAAGAATATTGCCAAGAATAAGGTTATAAAAATGAAAGAAAAACTTTTAATTGCACTTACTCTTATTTGGTCTTTTTATATTCTTTGCAGCGACAATGAAATCGTAGTTACTATTGAAAGACTTGCCGGTGCAATCTTGGTTGCTTTGCTGCCACAAATTCTAATTGCAGTAATCTTCTTTTTGCGAAAAAGAAAAGAAGCAAAAGAAAAATAAGTTCTATATATAACCAAGTTCTATATAAAAGAAATTACATTTATATTTTCATTTTCATTTTCCATATGTTTTTCATATGAATTACATATGTTTTACATATGTTCAAAAGATGTAACAATTTTGTTATACTATTGCAACAAAGTGTTCGAATGTTGTATAATTGTCTTGTAATTTGTTCGGACAATCGAAGTAGTTTTAATTTGTGGGGACACAAACTGGGGACAGACGAAAAGAAGTTGACGGACGCAAAGTTACAGGACTTACTGTACTCTTTCAATTAGAGGGTTTTATTTTTGTTCAAACATTGCAGCCAAAAATTCAAACCATATGAAACTTGGTATCTATACGACAATAAAGGTTTCTACGAAAGAAGTTTAATTATCGGCAGATGTCCGGTATGTAAAAAACCGGTTGCAGAACTTAAAGAAAAAAGAAAGTCAGACGACAAAACATTTTATCAACTGGCAGTCGGGAAAGAAAAAGTTGAACGATTGACAGGTTTATGTATAAATAGCGTAAACTATTCAAGCCAAGACTTGAAAACGAAAAAATGTAAAATGACATTCCCCAAGTATATTCGTTCCGGTGAAAACAAAATTGTTACGGTCGGGGGTAAAAAATACCAACGAATGAACGCAGTCGGACGGTACGGCCAAAGGGAAAAAATAAAAGATATACCAGTTATTGAACAAGTTAAAATTACAGTAGATGACAAAAAGTACGAAAATTAGTGGCAATGTTTTCTTCTCGACCAAGATAATATTGACCACTTTTCTTTACAAACAATCGAAGAATTGAGATAAGGGGAATAGATGAATCGGGAGGGGTGAAAAACCCCTCTTTTTTGACAACGACCCGAAAGGACAATCGAATGGCAAGACCGACAAAGTACAAAAAGCAATATTGTAAAAAAATGCTCGATTTTTTTTCAATCGAACACACAAGAGAAATTGAACAGACCTTTACGAACAAAAAAGGTGAAACTTTTACCACTTATAAAGAGGTAGCCAACCAGTTGCCGACGTTCGAGAGATTTGCAGCAATGGTGGGTGTTTGCAGGGACACACTCGACGAGTGGAAGAAGCAGCACAAAGAATTTTCCGACACATATAAGAAGTGCAAAGATTTTCAAAAGGATATGTTGAACGACTTGGCAATGCGTGGCTTTTATAACCCGACTTACACAATCTTTGTAGCAAAGAATATTACAGATATGACAGACAAACAGATTGTGGACAACAATGTTTCTTATTCATTATTCGAAAAAGACGTTGAAAGAAAAGCAAAGGAAATCGAATAATGAATTTATCATCAACAGTATTGAAAAAGATTAAAAATTGTCTCGTTGATTACAGATATGTAGTATTGAGCAATGACGCAGAAAACGAACTAAAAAGCCCATATTTTCATTACGACTTATCAGACCTGTTATTGAAAGACAAAGGAAATGTGGCAATTGAAATGTTCCGTGAAAGTGGAAAGAGTGCATATGCACTTCGAACATTCCCACTTCATTCGCTTTCATATCCAAGTAAAGACAGAGACTATATTGTTATAATCAAGAAAAACCAAACTCTTGCAAGTAACAAGTTAAAAGAGTTGATTGACGAATATGCAAACAACCCACTTGTAAGACATAATTTGGTACAGATTAAAGAACAGAATGCACAAGCATTTTCGGTGGACGTTAAGAACGAACGTGGCGAAATCGTCAATGTAAGAATTGAAGCATACGGCAAAGGGGCTGCAATTCGTGGTTTGTCTAACCAAGACCGAAGACCAAAAGTAATTGTTTTAGATGACATTCAAGACAAAGAGGACGCAAGAAGTGAAACTGTTACGGAAACTGATTGGAACTGGTTTTTGTCTGATGTTATCTTTCTTGGCAAAACTGCTCGTATATTCCTTATTGGTAATAATTTGGGCGAACGCTGTGTTATCGAAAGAACGATAAACCACGCAAAAGAATTGAAGTTTCAAGCGTTGCGTATTCCGGTTATGAAAGACGGAAAACCAACGTGGGAAGAAAAACAATCACTGGAAGAAATCAAAGAAGAAATGGCAAGTTACGCTGCAATGGGTAAACTTGACATATGGTACGCAGAAAAGATGTGTCAAGCACTGGCCGTTGAATCAAGAATATTCCAAGAAGACGATTACAGATATTATTCAAGACATAACAAAGAAGACCTTATAAGTAGGTGCAATGTATATGCTTGTCTTGACCCTGCTTCTTCTACAAGCAACACTGCTTGTTATAGGGCAATTACAGTAACCGGAGTTGACGCAGATAATTATTGGTTCTTGCTCGATGTTCGGTTTGGACGCTGGGACAGCGACGAAACAATAAGCAAAATATTTGATATTGTGAAGACATATGGACTTAAA